TTAGTATCTTTTGTCATAAGATACCTTTAATTAGATGATATGGCGTTACTACCGTTAGTACTACTTGTACCTAATTCATCAGTAGCTTTATCTTCTCTATCATCAGGTTCCATAGATTTTTCTTTTTTCATTTCAACATCTAAATCTTCAATTTCTCTATCAGTTTGTTTTAATATATTTTTACGAATGTAACGATTTGAGAAATATTTACCAACATAATTTTCCATACTTTGTACAAGTGCTAGTCTTTCTTTAATCATTTCAGTTTCTTTTAATTCTGAGAAATGACCATCACTTACAAAATCATACGTTAAATTACTTCTTATTAAAGACCAATCTTCTTCTGCGATGATTCCTTTTAGAATTAATTGTGTTCTTAATACATCACTGAATAATTCTGTAAATTTTTTTCTTAATCTACCTACAAACTTAGTAAATTTTAATTCATCTCTACTAATTTCAGCAGCACGACCCATATTAAACCCAGAATTTGATTCTAATCTACTAATAGGTACATTTAATGAACGATATAATTTCTTTTGAAAGTATTCGATATCAGCAATTTCACCTAAGTTTTGACCACCAGGTAAAGTAGTAATTTCAGTTCCTCGACCACCTTCTCTACGAGGTAACCAATAATCTTCTAACATATTCATGTATTGACGATCATCTCTTACTTCACCAGTACCAGCATCATAAACAAGTTTATTTCTATATCGTGCCATTACTTCTCTTAAATATTGTTCTGCTTTAAGTTTAGGTAGATTACCTACATCAATATAAAATATTCTTCTTTCAGGTGCTCTAGCGATACGATAGATCACCATAGCATCTTCAATCATTCTTAATTGATTAACTGATTTAATTGCTTTATGTAAATATGATAATATTTGATTTCTATTTTGATCTACTAAACCCGAATTAGCGTATGTAATAGAATCTGCTGAAATTCTAACACCAGAACCTGAAGTTCCACCAGATACTCCTCTTTCATTAAAGATAAAGTATTCTTCATACTCAGTAATAATATCCATACTAGTACTTGATCTACTTTTTTTAACTTCTCTAACTTTTTTAATTTTTCTAGGGTCTATGTATTTTAATTCTACAATACCGTTTCTAGGATTTTCTCTATCAATAATTTTTTGATAATACATACGACCATCTACATACCATCTTCTAAAGATATCGTGACCTCTTGTATTAAAATCTAATAATAATAAAATTGTTTTAAATTCTTCTTCTATTTTTCTTCTTACTTCTTTACCAAATGTTAAATTTGATAAATCTAAATGAACAGAATCTTTATTTTCATTTACAACTATAGCTTCATTAACGATATCATCTATCGCTGAATCGCATTCTGGATGTAATGAAATTTCTCTATAACGTCTTATAAGGTCTGCTTCGTTCTTTGCATTACCTTCTAAATCTAAAAATTGTCCGAAAGCACCACCTACCGCATTGACGGTTGTTGCTCCATCATCAGTTGCAGGTATACTAAAATGTTGTTTTGAATCTTGATCTTTCTTTATTCTTGTGATCGAAAAACCGAATAAATCCGCCATTATATATTCCTTATCATATAGTTTATTGTATAGTTATTTAGTAGTTTAAAAAGAGCCGTTTTTAGGCGGCTCTTTTAATATTATCTACTAAGTTGTTGTATTACTTTCAAAATATTGGTATGCGAAAGTAACAACAAATTGTTCAATTGCTGTTTGTTCGTCATAGTTTAACTCGATCGCACCAACTTCTGTTGGAAACGCACTTCTTAAAGTATATGATTTAACAGTATTACCATTTCTATCTAAATGATCTACGAACACATCTGTTTGATAATCAGCCGGATTTGTTAATCCTTCGTTATCAGTCATATTGTTCATACCGTTATTCCATCTTTCAAAAGCATTTCTCAATTTGAAGTTTGTGTCGTTATAAACAGTAACCGTCCACGGTGCAAATGTTCTGTCACCAGCGATTTTGATTGATCGACCTCTAAACTTAACGTCAACTTCACTCAATGTCATTGCAGGAATAGATGTTGCTCTACATAAGAAAGCAAGTTCTTCTATTTCACCACCGACTTGAGCAAAACCTGGAAAAGGTAAAGTTACCTTAAACTGGTTTGCACGAGCGCCGCCGCCAGAAAGTTTAGCTTTGAAGTCTGCTATATTAGCCATGTTTTATTCTCCTATTCTAAATTAACCTGCCACTTCCGTAAAGGAAACGCCAGTTCTGGTTGCTATAAATGATAAAGTAATGAAGTTAATACTTCTAGCAGGCTGAATGAAAATTGAAGCAACAAAATTATTGCTGTCAATTACTTCAGGTGTATTGTTAGTTGTATCGCATACTACTTTAAATGCAGTAATACCACGTCTACCTTGTACTTCTCGTAAGAATGGTTCAACGATGTTTCTAAAGTTTGCTCTAGTAAACTCATCGTTAAATTCAAACAATTGGAACTTAGCAGCCGTAGAGATTGCTTTTTCTAGTGTGATAAACAATCTTCTTACATTGATTCTATCAAATGCAGATGGTGTACTTAAACCTGTTTTGTCACCAAATAACAGTGTACCTTGTCCAGGGAAAGTTACTACTGGATTGATACGAGCTTGATATAAATCATCTCTATCTGTTTTTGATGGGTTGTAAGCTAACTTCACTGCGCCTTTGATACCACCTCTATTGTAACCTGCTGGAGAATACCAAGCATCAGCAACTAAATCTGTTCTAGCTGCTAAACCTGCTACGTCACCATTTAAAGGTACATATCGGTATACATCATTGTATCTATCGTACATATACTTGTAACCACTGTCAAACACCGCATAAGACGATGAACGAACAGTTGAAAAAGTTTTAATCACGTTTTGTAATTGAAGATAAGAATCAGATATATTTACTACGTCTGACGCCAATGGCGATACAAACGCAATACTATCTAATCTACTTTCAGCAACAGTAATCATATTGTCTATATGTACTGGTGTACATTTACCAGCAATTATAAGACCTATGTTTATGTTATCTGAATCTTCAAAGTATTGATATGCAGTATATCTTTGTCCATCAGTTACTGTTGAACCATCATTTCCACCCGCTAGAGTTTCTAATGTTGGTACAGTTACTGCTGTAAAAGTTGTTCCTGCTGCCGCATTACCCCAATTAGAGCCTGCAGCGTTATGATCCATCCAGAAAATATAATTTGATTGAGCAAATAATACATTTGGATAGTAATTTGAACTACCTTGTGCTGATAAAGCATCTTTAGCTTTAGACAATTTAGAATATGTTTCTAATATTTGTCCAGGCACACCTGTAATAGTTCCAAGACTATCAATCACAACTACATGGATTTCGTCATTTGAACCATTTAAGTTTGCAACGTATGGAGAAGTTCCTGGAGCACCATTTACTAAATTGTAATATGCCCAAAATCTTCTTACGTGTGCACCATTAGTTACTGGTTCATATAAACCACCAGATAGTGTATCAGCTCTTACGATTGATAAATCATTTACGTTTATTGCTGTTACTTTATATCTGTAACCATTGTAATCTGTTCCTGCAGCTGTATCTGTAAACTCTACGATATCGCCTACATGGAAACCTGATGTTGATGTTAAAGTTATTGCTTTGTCGCCTACAGCTGTTCCTGCGTTATTAACTGTAGTTAAACCATCTTGTTGATATGCTGTAGCACTAGGACATGTAGATACGATAATACCGTTACCCCATGTTCCTGCTGATCTAGCAGCAAATGTTCCTACTGTTCCTTGTCCAGAAGAATAGTTATTTTGATAGTCTGTTGTATTTTTTACTAGTAAGCCTGTTCCGCTAGTTGTAGCGTTTAATAGACCTGTTTGAGTTGCTCGTACTACTCTTAAAGCTTGAGAATATTGTAAAAAGTTTGCAGCACTAAACCAACCTTCAAAGTTGTCATTATTAGGTTTGCCGAAAACTTGTACTAATTCTTTTTCGCTAGAAATCGTTACGACTTCTTCTAAAGGACCTTGCAAAAACTGACCTGCAAATGCACCAACACTTGTTGATACTGCAGGAACAATGTTTGTTAAATCTCTTTCCTGTACGAGAACACCTGGTGATACTTGAAATGCCATTCGGTTTTCTCCTTATTTAATTAGCTAATTTGTTATACATATATAATCCAAAATTCGTATTATTCATACGCCCATAATCAAAGGTTATCATTCTTGTATCTATTTATAAATTGCGTGTTTTTCAATGTATTTTATCAATGTTTACTTATATTTTAACTTTCACCTTTTCTTATTTGTACAGGATGCCATACTTCACCATAAGCATCTTTAAATGATTCATTTTCTGGAGTTGTAATACCATCATCTATAAAACCAAAAGGCGCCATATCTTGTTCTATAATATTTGATTGTTCTTCATATAACTTAGAACGAACATCTGAATTACTTAACTCTTTAAAGTATGTTTGATTTGATAACCAACCAAATATAATAAGACAAGTCATCAAGTCATCATTACAGCCTTCTTCGGCTTTCCATGAATTATGTTGACGAGAAAAAGTTGACATTTCTTCTATAATATTAAAATCATTAATAATAAGTTTATCTGTTTCAACGATTGTTTTTAAATTAGAACAACCTATTTTTTTAATTTGTTTAGTCATACGAATACCCAATTGACTACCACGACCACTGAATCCTGTTCCTAATACTTGTCCTGCTCGACCTCTTTGAGTTGTCATCAATAAATTATCATATTCTAAATCAAATTGTAATGCGTCTGATATCTGACCACCAAGATCATTTACTTCAACTAATATATGTGCTCGATTATACGCTTTACATGTTTGTTCTATAATATTTGGAAACACCATAGGTTTAATCTCATTGTTTCTATATTTGGCTACTATTTTATATGGCATTTGAGTTACATCAAATATAATAAAAGCAGAATAGTCTTTTGTAATACCTCTTGCTACGTCAACAGTACATACATACATTTTATTTTTATCAGGTCTTTCGAAGATATCTAAACCACCTTGTGATTGTAATGGAGTTACATAAGGAGTTGATTTAATTTTGTGAGCAGAGATAAGAGTATCAACAGAGCCCAAGAAGTTGCATTCAAATTCCGCATCAAATTGTTCTTGACTTGTATTTCTTATAGTTTGTTCTTTCCATTTCTCATCTCGACCAGGAACTTCTGACCAATGTACTTCTATTGGAATATAATCATTTTGTTTATTTACTGCATCTGTCCACAGTTTATAAAATTGATTCATTCCATGAGGAGTAGATACTACTATTAATTTTGTACTCTTTCCTGAAGATATCGTAGGGTATACTGAACTAAAAAACTGTTCAGCAATAGAAGTAGGTACGAAAGCAAACTCATCTAAAAAAATTATTGAATACGAACCTCCTCGAATAGCACTAGAAGATGTAGCCGCAGCAACTATCTTTGAACCGTTTTCTAATTCTATTGAACCTTTATTCCAATTTAATACACCTTGTTGTAAAAACTTTGGTATATTTTCATAAGCCAGTTGTAATCTACCTAATATATCTCTAGCAGTAGATGACTTGTTTGCAAGTATTGCAATATTTGTATTAGGATTAAACAAAGCAAAATGTAAAAGATAAGAAACTATTGTAGTCGATTTGCCAGATTGCCTAGGTAACTTACATATAGTAAAACGATTATTGTGCATTGTACCAATAATATCTTTTTGAAATGCATACATCTTAAATGGTATAAGTCCTTCATCTAAAGAAACAATTTTTACATAATTTGAAATAAAATATAAAGGGTCTTTAGAACATTTATCAAATTCTTGTATCTGTTCTTGTGTAAATTCTAAAGGTATATTTGAACGCTTCAGATTCGGATTTCCGAGATATACTGAATTTCTTTCAATTGACATCTATGCAAGTCCTTTTTAATAATACATTTTTTACATTTTTCATAGTTATATTATAAGTCCTAAAAATTAACACTCATCAAATATTACTTATTCCTATATTCTTTTGGAAATACAAAATCATTTACTACAACGCCTTCTATATGAGTATAACCCAATTTAACAGCTGCTAATATCATATCTACTCCTTTATAAACACTATGTTTATTTTTTGTA